ATAGCTAATAGTGATGGATCAATAAAAATATCTGTTATTGATAGTCAAAATAGTACTTCAAATACTTTCTCTATTGATATACCTGGTGAATATACAGAAGGTACAAACTTTAATTTTATTTTAAATATAAGTAATCTAAAAATAATACCAGATGATTATGACGTAGAAATATCATCTAAATTAATATCACAATTTTCTAATCCAAGAATGAATGTTCAATACTGGATAGCATTAGAAAAGTCATCAACGTTTGGAGTATAAAATGGCAAAAGAAGTAGAAACAACTGAAAACGTAGATACGGTTGATACAAATATCGATACTGTAACTGCAAAAGAAAAAGTTATTCAAGATTTAGCAAACAAATCTTGTAGAAGTATGGTAGCCGTCATAGATGCCATGTGCCAACGTGGTGCATTTAAAGGAGAAGAGCTTTCTACAATTGGTGGATTAAGAGATCAATGTATACAGGTTATACAAGGTGTAGAAGAATTAGAACAGGAAAAAGCTCTTAATTCTTAATATGTACTTTCTATTTGAAATGTGTTATAATTATATTATGGAGAAAGTATGTCAAATGATTTTTTATGGGTTGAAAAGTATCGTCCGAAAACGATAAACGATACTTTATTACCGAAAGATTTAAAAGAACAGTTTCAAAAAGTTATTGAAACAGGCGAGTTACAGAATATGTTACTCACCGGCACGGCTGGTTTAGGTAAGACTACAGTCGCTAAAGCTATTTGTAACGAGCTTAATTTAGATTATATTGTTATAAATGGTTCTGAAGAAGGTAATATTGATATATTACGAGGTAAGATAAAACAATTTGCAAGTTCAGTATCTTTGCAAGGTGGAATAAAGGTTGTCATTCTTGATGAAGCAGATTATCTTAATCCTCAATCAACACAACCAGCACTTCGTGGATTTATCGAAGAATTTGCAAATAATTGTAGATTTATTTTAACTTGTAATTTTAAGAATAGAATTATTTCACCACTACATTCTCGTTGCGCAGTTTATGAGTTTAATACTAATAAACAAATATTAAGTGAGCTTTGTCCTGACTTCTTAAAAAGATGTGAATCGATATTATCAGAAAATAATATCACATATAATAAAATGATGATTGCTGATTTAATACTAAAATTTGCTCCTGATTGGAGAAGAGTATTAAATGAATTACAAAAAAGTAGTACTACTGGAACGTTCAGCTATAATTTCGGAAATACTAGCGGACATGACGCTTTTTCTAATTTATTGCAATTAATAAAAGATAAAAATTTTAAATCTATGCGTCAATGGGTATCGAATAATATTGATACTGATGCTTCATATATATTTCGTGGAATATATGATAATATGTCAGATCATATTTCTCCGCAAAGTATTCCTCAAGTAGTTCTCATATTAGCAGATTATCAATATAAGAATGCATTTGTAGCAGATCACGAATTAAATGTTGTGGCTTGTTTAACTGAAATTATGGCAAACGTGGAGTTTAAATAATGGTCGTAAAAGATGGTCCTTTAAAATATGCTATAGAAAGTGAAGATTCTAATATCATTAAACAAGAATTGATTACTTATAAAATAGTTGATGACAGGATAGTAAAAGAAACTGTAGACAGAAGATTTTTAGAAAATGGTGACTATATTGATTCCACGTCACAAGAACCTTTGATGAGGAAAAGATATGCCACATAGAACTGAAGCAAAATTATTTGAGTGGGGTAAATTTATATCTCATGCTGGTAATGAATTAAATTTTAAATTAGAATGCGATGCTATATCACCAGAAGAATGGGATTGTTTAGCCAGTATGATAATGCAATATCAAGATATGCCTTTTAGATCGGTTGAAGGAATACCTCGTGGCGGTGTACCACTTGCTAAAGCATTAGAAAAGTATGCCACTGGAAAAGAAGAACATCAACCTATGATTGTTGATGATATATACACTACAGGAAAAAGTTTTGATGATTATATGGAAGAACATTATCCCGGTAATCTTCACGCTTGGGGACATAAATGGGTAGTGTTTCAGAGAGGTCCAACAATGTGGAATCATATTGGTGTTGTGAAATCACTTTTTAAATTATACGGAGTTGAATAGTGCTTATTGAAAATGAAATAAAATTAGATTATAAAGATGTATTATTCAAACCTAAAAGATCTACATTAACAAGTAGGCAACAAGTAGATTTATTTAGAACAATAGAATTTAGAAACGCAAAAGGGTGCGATAGAAGATTTTATGGTATACCAATAATTGCTTCAAATATGGACGGTGTTGGCACTTTTGAAATGGCAACCAAATTACGCAAATCTGGTTTAATGACTTGTTTAGTTAAAACATATTCTCAAAGTGAATTAGTAGAATATTTTGACAGTGATAGTGAATCAGTTTCTAATTACACTATTATGTCTATTGGTGCAACAAAAGAAGATTTTAAAAAAATAAAAAATGTTTATGAATTGACAGATGGAAAGGTTAAATACCTATGTGTAGATGTTGCTAACGGATATACTGAATTTTTTAGTCAATTCATTTACTCATTAAGAATACAATTTCCTGAACTTATTATCATGGCCGGAAATGTTGTAACTGGAGATATGACACAGGAGCTTATTTTAAATGGGGCAGACGTTGTTAAATGTGGTATCGGGCCTGGTTCTGTTTGTACTACTCGTATACAGACTGGAGTCGGTTTCCCGCAACTCTCAGCGACCATTGAATGCGCTGACGCTGCTCATGGCCTTGGGGCTTCTATTATTGCTGATGGAGGCTGTACGACACCAGGTTGTGTCTCTAAGGCCTTGGGAGGAGGAGCGGACTTTGTCATGCTCGGAGGAATGTTCGCTGGTCACGACGAAGGTGGCGGAAAAGTAACAGAAAAAGAATATATCACAAGTCAAGTTTGTAATGATAGTAATAAATCGCAATTATTTAATAGTGGTTCTGAAGCACATAGAAAAACTAAAATACATAAGACTATGCAATTTTATGGTATGAGTTCTACTTTAGCCAATGAAAAACATTTTGGTGGTTTAAAAGATTATAGAGCATCAGAAGGTAAAGAAGTTGAAATTAATTATAAAGGAAATATAAAAAACACTTTACAAGATTTGTTAGGTAGTATAAGATCAACTTGTACATATATTGGTGCTAAACGTCTTAAAGATATTCCAAAGTGCACAACTTTTGTAAGATGTAGTGATACGCATAATAGGGTTTACGAATAATATAAAATATGGTATAATAATAATATGAGTCCTTTTGATTTTTTAAATGAAATAAATTATGGTAAAAAAAATATCATGATTGATGATATTAACGAAAAACAATATAATTCATTTATGGTTAATCGCGGTTTGTCTTACTTTAAAGATACTGCTGTAATTGCTAATGAAATGAATATGAATCACCACCTAGATAATCGTTTACAATTTGATTTTCTTATAAATATTATAAGAAGAAAAAGACGGTTTTCAAAATGGAATAAACCAGAAACCGTGGATGACTTGGACGTTATTAAAGAGTATTATGGATATAGTAATAAACAAGCTAAAGCAGTTCATAATCTTCTTTCGTCTGATCAAATTGGAGAATTAAGAAAGAAGGTTTTTAAAGGTGGAAGAAAAAAATAGTATTATAGAGTGGACACCAAGCTCAATGCTGGAAGTTACTCTAAATGAACCAGATGATTTTTTAAAAGTTCGAGAAACACTTACGCGTATTGGTGTAGCCTCAAGAAAAGAAAATAAATTATTTCAATCTTGCCATATACTACACAAACAAGGCAGATATTTCATAGTACACTTTAAAGAGTTATTTCTGTTAGATGGTAAAAAATCTAATTTAGAAGAAAATGACGTTGCGCGCAGAAATACAATAACTCAATTAATGAGTGATTGGGGTTTAATAACAATTGAAAATAGTAAACAATTAGAACAATTAGCTCCGATGAGACAAATTAAAATTATACCATTTAAAGAAAAGGATAAATGGGAGCTATGCCCAAAATATAATATAGGGAATAAATGATACAAAATCATGGTAAGCCTTTTATATTATGGGCTAGTGCAAGAACTGCTTCTAGTCAATTTTTTTTTTAAATATTTAGAAAAAAACAATTGTAAAGTAATGCACAAAACGCACGAACCTTTAAATGTGCAAAAAAAATTATTAGGAGGCGGAATATTAGAATTTATTAATAAAAAATATTCTTTTAAGTGTATGGTAAATACCTCTCGGGTATTAAAATTAGAGTTAGATAGACTACAACAAGCAATTCCAACTATAGATTATACTCATATTATACTTTATAGAAAAGATCTTTATGCCAGACAAAGATCTTTCATGTTTTCAAAATATAATGATGTGTGGAAAAAAGAAGATTTAACAAAACCAAGAGATTCTAGTTGGTATTATTTTAAAAAAGAAGATATACCATCATTAGTAGATCAGGCTATAAGGTGGGAAACAGAATGTTTAAACATGTATGTTAAGTGTATTAAAAGATTAAAGGCATATGACATTCCTTATCAAGTAGTAGAATTTAATGATGCAATTCAATATATAGATAAAGATACCTCACAGGGAACCAAGCAATACTATGATAAAATGTTTCAATCAGAAGAATTAAAAAAGTCTTTAAAAAATTTAATAATTAATCACGAATTTTATAGTATGATTTAAATTTAAAGGAAATAAGAATTGAATGATGTGAAAAAAGAGGCTCAAAAGCAAGCCGAAGAAGCTTTTGTTGGTTTTATAAAATTTAGTAAATATATTGCATACGGGAGTATATTATTTTTATTAATTGTTGCAAGATGTAATTTTGGCGATGACGGTACTGGTGGTACTGGAAATCCGGATTTATATCCTGAATATTTGGAAAGGATGGGCGTTGATGAGTAATGAGCCATATAATAATGAAGGCTTTGCTTCTGCATATATAATGTTAATTTTTATAATGTTGATATTTCCAGCAATATTATTATTTTCATCTTTAGGTACTTGGGGTTTGTTTGTACAAATGCATTTGCCTGATGGTGACTGTTGGGAAAATGCTAAACACGAAAAAGTATGTAAAGGTGAAGTAGATTGCAAATTTATGAGAAATTTTTGTACTAAATTATGACAGATAAAAAAATAGTTTTTCTTGCCGATTTAATAGAACAAAAACTTCGTAAAGAAAAGGAAATAGAATATTATGAAAGTAAATTAAAAGAAATTACTAGTAAATTATTCTTCTTAAAAAAAGAACAAGACTTAACTAATTTAATAATTAATATAATACAACACGAAAAGATAGTGGACATAAAAGAGTTTTTAACAGATGAAAAAAATATTTGATAAATTACCGGATTTTTATTTAAGCCATTGGTTATTAAGAATACCTTTAGCAATAGTTTTTATTCAACAAGGCTGGATGAAAATGCCTGTTAGCGCAGAAGAAGCTGCATCATACGATTTATCATACATTGTTTGGTGGTTTGTAACTTATGGTGAGTTTTTATCAGGCGTAGGTTTATTAATAGGTGGTATCTTAACCTCTAATTGGATGTATAAAGAAATGCCAGATTGGTTAGGAGACATGATTACTAGATTTAGTGGTATTACAATGTGTTGTATCATGACAGGCGTTATATGGGTTGGAGAGCCAGAAAGTTTAATGGACGTAATCATATATGATAATTTACACGTTTTATTATGGGTTGGTGGATTGTTTTTTGCTTTAAGAGGAAATAGAGTATAATAGAGGGAGGATATTATGCATTACGTATTATACGCATTGTTTATGATGCATCCAGAAAATATCAATGACTGGAGAATAACAGATAGACTACAATTTCAAAATCAATACGAATGTCAAAAATATTATAATACTTATACTAATGAATTAATAGGTGGATTAAGAGATTATATGTCTGCGAATCATGGACCGCCAGATGCAGGTAATTATACTTTACTCGAAGTTGGTTGTATGGTACATGATGGAGTAAATCCAGCACTTCAAAAAAGATTTCCATTGCAAACAAATCCGCAATTAGAATATTTTTTAAACATACCAAAAAAACACGATACTTAATTGTATATATAGTAATAGGATGCCAAAGATGGGTCCTATATTTTAACCTTGCTACGTCATAGGAGGTAAACATGACTGGTACTTTTATGTTCCCAAGGAACGCTTTTTTAGGTTTCGACCATTTATTCGATGAACTCGAAAGAGTCACAAATCACGCAAAAGACACATATCCACCACATAACGTTGTCAAAGACGGCGATATGAAGTATGATATTGAATTAGCTATTGCGGGTTTTTCGAAAAAAGATATATCAATAGAACTTAAAGATCATGTGCTTACAATCACTGGAGATCGTGAAGCTCGAAGAGATCAAGACAAATATGTTCATAAGGGTATATCTGGTCGAAAATTTGTAAAATCGTTCAGGTTATCAGAGTACGCAGAAGTCAATGGTGCGGATTTGACGGATGGGATTCTTACTGTCAGTATAGAAGTAGTCCTACCGGAAAAGATGCGACCCCAGCAAATTTCAATTGGAACTGGGAGACAAACCAATGACAACAATAGTGCTCAACTACTCAACGAGTCTGCTTGAAAGCCTATCAAAATCTTTAAAAAGTTTATTAATCAATCTGTATATCGGTTGGCAAAACGGTAGACAGAGATCTGTAAATAGAAATGTTGCAATACTCTTACTTAGACACGCTAAGTCTGATTATGCAAATGAAACTACAGATAGCTTAACTGCTAGATTAAATGAGAAAATGGGTATTTAAATGAAAATATTAAAAAATATTTGGAATTATATAAGACCTAAATCTCAAAGAGAACTTCAAGAAGAATGGCTAGCTAGTTCGCATGACTTAGTTGAACTAGAAAAAAGACAAAAACAACTAATCAATCCTAATCTTAAGGGTTGGGTATAAATAAAAGGGACAGGGAAACTTGTCCCTTTAAATTTAACAGGAGATAGAAATATGGCATTTAGTTTATCGTCGAGAAGTCGAGGAAAATTAGAAGGCGTTCATCCAGATATGATCGCTGCAGTTGAAACTGCAATAACTCTTACTAAAATTGACTTTGGCGTAACATACGGTGTAAGAACTTTAGAAGAACAGAAAAAATTATATGAATCTGGTAGATCACAAACTATGAATTCAAAACATTTACTTCAAGATGATACTGGTTATTCTCATGCTGTTGACGTTGTAGCTTATGATGGATCAGATGTTGTTTGGGAAATAAATGTTTATGACGATATATGCGACGCATTTAAAAAAGCAGCAGAGATGCATGGAGTTTCGATAAAATGGGGTGCTGCATGGTCTGAAGGAGATATAAGATCATATTCTGGTACAGCCGAAGATGCTATGAATGCTTATATAGATTTAAGACGTAGCCAAAATAGACGACCATTTATAGATGGACCACATTTCGAATTAATGTAATGAAACCTATACCTTTACAAGTAACTGACAAAGCCAAAATATATTTAAAAAGCGTAGGTAAACCTAACGTATCTTTATCTGTATTAGGTGGTGGGTGCGCAGGATTTCAATATGAGTGGGGAACCACTGATAAAAAACCCACCGTTGAAAATTTATGGTTAGATCCAATGGCAGAAATGTTTGTTTTTGGCTGTACGGTTGATTATGTAGAGGAATTGGGTGGATCTTATTTAAAAATAATTAATCCTAATGCTACAGCCAGTTGTGGTTGTGGAGAAAGTTTCGCAGTATAAAAAAACTGTTTACATTGCATGCAAAATTTGATATAATTATATTATGAAATCATTTTACACTTCAGTAGTCCGTTACGGCAGTTCTATGCTCTATCGCGGTTATGACGCGACTGGGCAAAAGATATTTAAAAAAGAACATTTTAAACCCACATTCTTTGTCAATTCACCAAAAGACGTTGGTTGGCGAGGCATTGACGGAACACTAGTTGCGCCTGTGCAACTTGAATCTATGCGTGAAGCTAAGAACTGGTTGGCTAAATATAATGATGTAAAAGGCTTTAACGTATATGGCGCTACAAATTATATTCATCAATATATAACCAATAAGTTTCCTCGCGACATTGAATTTAATCGTGACAAAATTAATGTAACTAATATTGATATTGAAACAGAATATAGTGATGGATTTCCTCATCCAGATATAGCTGACCAAAAAGTATTAGCTATTACTATAAAAAATAATATAGACGACACATATCACGTATGGGGCTATGGCGATTATGATACTGAAGCTGCTTTAATAAAGCCAGTAAAATATTATAGATGTCGTGACGAAGCTAGCTTATTATCTAAGTTTTTAGATTTTTGGTCAACTCATCAAAACATGCCTGATGTAATTACTGGTTGGAATATCAGATTTTTTGATGTTCCATATTTAATTAATCGCACACATAGAATACTCGGCGTTGATATGACGAAAAAGTTTTCTCCATGGGGGTTAATAGATTCGCGTGAAATTACTAAAAGAGGTAAGAAGACAAATACCTTTGATATTAAAGGTATACAACAACTAGACTATATGGAATTATTCCAAAAGTTTGGTTATTCATATGGTCCACAAGAATCTTATCGTTTAAATCATATTGCTTATGTCGTATTAGGTGAAAAGAAACTTTCATTTGAAGAATCGGGTTCCTTAAAAAATCTATATAAAGATGACTTTCAAAAATATATTGATTATAACATGAAAGATGTTCAACTTATTGAAAGACTTGAAGACAAACTTTCATTGATTACATTGGCTATGACTATAGCATATAAAGGTGGTGTGAATTATCAAGACACTTTCGGCGTTACTGCAATATGGGAATCGATTATATATCGTTATTTAAATACACAAAGAAAAGTTCCACTAACTACACAAATAGATAGTAGCGATTATATGGTCGAAGGTGCTAAAACAGTAGATAATCCTGGACCAAATGAAAGAGATAGAGGTTATAATTCTGCTATAGTAGGTGGCTATGTCAAAAGTCCAATACCGGGAAGTTATGATTGGGTTGTTTCGTTTGATCTAAATTCACTATATCCAAACATTATTGTACAAACTAACATTTCGCCTGAAACATATCATAAATTTGACAACGCGCATCAAGGCGTAGATCTTTATTTTAAAGAAGATATAAAAAGCAAATATTCAATGGCAGCAAATGGTACTAAGTATAAAAAAGATATTGACGGATTTATACCTAATATTATTAAAGAATATTATGGCGAACGCGTTTCTGTGAAGAAAATGCAATTGGCCGCAGAAAAACAATATCAAAAAGAAAAAACATACGACTTAGAAAAACAAATAGCGACATTTGAAAATAGACAAATGGCTATTAAAATTCTTTTAAATTCTTTGTACGGCGCATTAGCAAATAAGTATTTTAAATACTTTCATCCAGGCATGGCTGAAGGTGTAACTATGACTGGTCAATTAACTATTAGGTGGGCTGAAAAAGCTGTTAATAACGAAATAAACAAGGTAATGAAAACAGATGATAAAGATTATGTTATCGCTATTGATACTGATAGCTTGTATGTCGATTTTGGTTCTTTAATAAAAAAGTTAAAACCAAATGATCCTGTAAAATTTCTTGATGAAATATGTGTAAAACATTTTGAACCAGCATTAAAAAAATCCTACGATGAACTATATAGTAAAATGAATCATCACACAAAGCGCATGGAAATGTCGCGTGAAGTTATAGCAGATAGAGGTATATGGACTGCAAAAAAACGTTACATATTAAATGTACATAATTCTGAAGGTATTCAATATGCTGAACCAAAATTAAAGATAATGGGTATTGAAGCTATCAAATCTTCAACGCCTGAAGTGTGTAGAGATAAATTTAAAGAAATATTTAAAGTGCTAATATCTGGAACAGAAGCTGATACGCAAAAATTTATTCGTGATTTTAAAAATGAGTTTCATTCGCTACCGCCTGAAGATGTATCCTTTCCAAGAGCAGTTACGAATATCACAAATTGGATAGATAAGAAAACTATTTATAGTAAAGGTACACCAATACACGTGCGTGGCTCGTTAATGTATAATAAAAATATAAAAGATTTGAAATTAAATAAAAAATATGAATCAGTATCAAATGGTGATCGCATAAAATTTTGTTATCTAAAAACACCAAATCATATAAAAGAAAATGTTATTGCATTTCCGGATATATTGCCAAAAGAATTTAAATTACACAAATATATAGATTACGATAAACAATTTAACAAAACATTTGTTGAACCATTAGAACTAATATTAGATGCTATCAACTGGTCTGTCGAAGAAAAAGCTACATTAGAAGATTTTTTTAATTAATCCTTTACATTTACTAAAAAATGGAGTATAATATAATATGTCAAAAAATTGGGTAAAAGATATCAATGAAATGCATGCTAAGTTTGGTGTGCATGAATGGGTTAAAAAAACTAAAAATTCAGGTGAATTACATAAGCTTGAAAAGTTTCTAGAATTTCGTCTTAACTTTTTACAAGAAGAATTAGAAGAAACACGTAAGGCTGCAGTATTAGATTATAAACCAGATGAAATTGTTGATGGCTTGATCGATCTCTGTGTTGTTGCAATTGGTACATTAGATGCTTTTAATGTAGATGCTTATAAAGCATGGGATCAAGTTCATAATGCCAATATGGCTAAAGAACCAGGTGTGAAACCTTCACGCCCAAATCCTCTTGGATTACCAGATTTAATCAAACCTGAAGGATGGGAAGGTCCAAGTCATACAAATAATATTGGAATTATGCGTGATGGCTTACAAAAAAGATAATGATTAAATACACCATATTCAAAAATATATTTGATAACAAAACTGATAAAGTATTAAGTCAGAATAATTTTGATTTATTTGAAGATTTGTTATATGAATTATCAACAAGAAAACTTAAATCTAAAAAAGATGCTGTTTTAATATCTCCAGCGGTATACAAGACTGATACAACACGAGCAAACGATAATGTTATTGAATGGTCTAAATGGTGTTGTGTCGATGTTGATGATTTTAAATTTGAAGGAGACTTAAAAGATGAACTACTTACTCGCTTTGGTCATATGCGTTTTGTGTGTTATAGTACTGCAAGCTCTAAGACTGATGCTCCTAAGTTTCGACTTGTGTTCCCAATTAGAGACTGCGTGCCGAATAGCAAAATTAGAAAATTTTGGTTTGCACTCCAATCCGAACTCGGAGAACTTGGCGATAAGCAAACTAAAGACTTATCGAGAATGTATTATATCCCTGCGGAATATGATAATGCTTTTAATTTTATTTTCAGTAACTCTGGTTCTGTTCTTGATCCCGACTTTTTGATTCAAAAATATCCTATGCCAGAAAAGGCTAATCTTAATAGTTTCTTTGATAGATTACCTGAAGCTATACAAAAAGAAGTTTTAGAATATAAAAAGAATAAACTAGATAATAACTTTACATGGTCTTCTTATCGTGATTGCCCTTTCTGGCCTAGACAACTAGCAAATGAATATAAAAGTATTTCAAAAACTGGGTGGTATCATAAAATGTATCAAATAATGGTAGCTGTTGCTGGTAATGCTATTAAATCTAAATATCCAATTAATGTTGATGAAATAACAAATTTATGTAGAGAATTTGATATTGATAATGGTAATTGGTATGTAAAAAGACCGATACAAAAAGAAGCAGATAGAGCGTTAGAATATGTTTACAAACACATTTAAATGTGTTATAATATAGTGAGAAAGGATATATTATGAAAGAATCTCTTAAAGTATTACAAGAATGTGCAGAAATGCAAACTAAAAAATCTAAAGACTATCAAAGTGATGAGTCCACAATTGTACAAGCTATGCACTATCGTCGCGGTGTAGATAGCATACATGATATTATTGTTGGTAAAGCGATGCGTGCCACATCTTTACTAGAATCTGGTAACAATCCAAACTTTGAATCACTCGAAGATACTTACAAAGATCTCATTAATTATGCTTCTTTTGCTATATCATATATGCGCGGTAAAATGGAAGGTCAGTCGCCAGATCGAGATATGTTTAACAAAAAGAATAGTAATGATAGACTCTCAAAATCGAGTTCAGATAAATGATAACTCTCGGTTACATATTAGTTGCAGTTACTATTAATGCAGAAGGTATAGTTATGGGTGAAGCTCTAGATTATTATAGAGAAGAATATGGATGTTGGAAAAATTCTATTTTTCATAAAGAAGAAGCTTCGCCTGGCACTTCATTTGTATGTATTGAAGATGTGGTGGAAGAATGAAACAATCAAAATATATAGGCTTTACTTGTAGTACGTTTGATTTGTTACATGCAGGTCATATTGCTATGTTACGTGAAGCAAGATCAGTATGCGATTATTTAATATGTGGATTACAGTTAGATCCATCAATTGATAGAAAAGAAAAAAACTCTCCAGTTCAAACTATAGTTGAAAGACAGGCACAATTGGCTGCTATAGCATATGTTGACGAAGTATTGATATATAATACTGAATCTGATTTATTAGATATAATCAATATGTATCCTATCGATATACGAATTCTTGGTGAAGAATATAAAGACAAAGATTTTACAGGAAAAGACGAATGCAAGAAAAGAGGAATCCAATTACATTTCAACAAGAGAGATCACCGTTTTTCGACGAGCGATTTAAGGATGAGAGTCATGACATGTCAGAAGTCAAAATAGCTATCATTGGATTAGGATTTGTCGGTAAAGCGGTTTCTTATGGATTTACACATCCTATTGTTAAACAACAACACATAGATCCAAAACTTGGAACCGAAATAATAGACATCGATCAAGATACTGATTATATTTTCGTGTGTGTTCCTACTCCTATGGATGATTTTTCTATAGTAAGAGAAGTGGTTGAAGAATTATTAAGTAATTCTTTTATTTCAACGATTATAATAAAATCTACAGTTCCACCAAACATTATGGAAGAGTTTAATCATCCAGATGTTGTATATAATCCAGAATTTTTAACAGAAAAGTCTGCACAAGAACAATTCATAAATCCAGCATTTCATATTTTTGGTGGCGATTTTGAAGCGGTTGATGACGCTTGTTATGCATATAGTCAATTTAGTTTATGTAGTCCAGCACCAGTTTATAAATTAACATTAGAAGAAGCATCCATTGTAAAATATACTATCAACGCATTCTTAGCTACTAAAGTAACATTCTTTAATCAAATATATGATCTTTGTTTACAGTATGGAGCAAATTTTAATAAAGTTGCTAATGCTATAGGTGCTGATGAACGCATTGGAACTAGTCATACTAAAGTTCCAGGATTCGATGGAAAACGTGGGTTTGGTGGTGCATGTTTTCCAAAAGATTGTAAAGCTATAACCGATGTAGCCGGAAAAGATATACTTTCAATTGTTGAAGCAGTTGTTCAAGCTAATAATAAATTTAGATCTAAATATGAATTAGATGAAAGAGAAAAAGAACAAAAAATTGTTTACATTAAAAAAGATTTATGATATAATACTAATTATAAATACGGGAGATTATATATGATGCTTAGTGTGAAAGATATTCGTAAACATTTTATCGGTGAATTGTATGACAAAGAATTTGTAATTGATAGAAATGGTATGACTACAATCGAATTACTTGGCGCTTCATTTCTTGCAACTGAACCTTCAATATTTGGTATACCAAATCAAGAATATATTGATCAAGAAATAGAATGGTATAAAAGTCAATCAACCAACGTCAATGATATAAGAGAATTTGAAGATCCTCCTAAAGCATGGGAACACTCAGCGAATAAACATGGAGAAATTAATTCAAATTATGGTCTTTTAGTTTTTGGCGATAAATACCACAATCAGTATGGTCAAGTATTAGATGAATTAATAAGAAACCCAGATAGTCGTCGTGCTTGCATGATTTATAATCGCCCTTCAATATGGTTAGAATATAATGAAAACGGTAAAAACGATTTTATTTGTACTAATAGCGTTACGTATTA